ACATAGTGACACTTTTAGAAAATTTTCCAGAGAAGATGAACATTTCAAAGAAGTCTTTGAGATGGCAAAAATGTTGGAACAGTGTTGGTGGGAAGATGCTGGTCAATTAATGGTTACAACTGGAAAGGGCTCTCAATCTACCTATGCCTTAATCATGAAACAAAAATATGGTTGGCAAGGTAACGTAGTCATAAAAAAATACAATGAAGGTTATCTAAGAACTGTTGAATTAGGAAGTGAAGGTGACTTTGAAGATGAAGATTTAAATATTGAATTATCACAAGAGAAGTTGATGGAAGAATTATCAAAACGTGGACTTCCAACGACAATGTTTAAAAAACAAAGTGAAAAGGACGCTATTGATGGAACAGTCATTAACAAAGCGTGACCTTTGGTTATTAGAGCAATTAGCAATTAAACAAGCTAGAAATGACTTTTATGCTTACCGTTGCTATATACGCCCAAAAATGGAACAGGGGTGGTTTACTGAAGAACTTGCTAGAATAGCAACACAATTTTATGAAGAACTAATTGCTGGGCAAAGACCGAAATATGCAATAGAAGCTCCACCACAACATGGTAAGTCAACTCTTGTTGTCGATTTGATTTCTTGGGTAGCTGGTAAACATCCTGACTTTAAACAAATGTACACTTCATTTAGTGAAAGGCTTGGAATTAGGGCTAACTTGTCTCTCCAAAGAATATTTGACAGCGATAAATACAAAAAAATATTTCCAGAAACAAAAATATCATCATCAGGAACAAATGATAAGTTTGGAGCGATAAGAAATAGAGATTTGGTTGAGTTTATAAACAAAGATGGGTGCTTTAGAAACACCACTGTTAAAGGTCAGATTACTGGTGAATCTCTTGATATTGGCTATATAGATGATCCAATCAAAGGGCGTGACGCTGCCGGTAGTGAAATCATCAGAAACGCTATATGGGATTGGTTTACTGATGACTTTTTTACTCGTTTCAGTGACCAAGCAGGAATGTTATTTGTTATGACACGATGGCACATTGACGACCCATTATCAAGAGCGCAGGAAGCTTTTGGAAGTGAAATGAAAGTTTTTAACTTTCCGGCAATCGCTGAAAAAGATGATAAGTTTAGAAAAGTTGGTGAAGCATTATTCCCAGAATTAAAATCAATATCATTTCTTGAAGAAAGAAAAAGTCTATTGCCACTACACTCTTGGATTTCTTTATATCAACAAAGACCAATTCAACCAGGTGGTAATATCATACAAGGCTGTTGGTTTGGTAGATATTCAACATTACCGATGTTAGAATACAGGATGCTTTATGCCGATACTGCACAAAAGACCAAAGAAAGTAATGACTATTCTGTTATTCAATGTTGGGGGAAAGAAAAAGGATATAATCGTATTTATCTTATTGACCAGATTCGCGGTAAGTGGGAATCTCACGAACTAAAGTTCCGTGCTATTGGTTTTTGGAACAAACATAAATCACCTTATTTTGAAACTTATTTTTACGGTGATTTGAGAAAATTGAAAGTTGAAGATAAAGCATCTGGAACTGGTCTAATACAAGAAATTAGAAAAGATGGTTTGATACCTGTTGAAGCTATTGAAAGACATAATGACAAGTACACAAGAGTATCTGATGCTTCACCATCAATATCATCAGGTTATGTTTTTGTTCCAGCAGACGCTCCATTTACCAACGACTACATTGCTGAGTTTGAAGCTTTTACTGCTGATGACACGCATTTACATGATGACCAAATAGACCCAACCTGTGATGCAATTAAGGATATGCTCGGCAATAATTTGATGGCTATTTGGGAAAAACTTGGTGAAAAAGTCTACGCTTAATTTTTACCTAATGTTTTACTTTAAAATGCCTTAAAAACCGATTTAAAACGTGCTAGAGCAACTTTAACGCTTTAGCAATAGCAATATAGCGCTAAAGCTAAAAAATGCCTTAAACACAATTTAACGATGGAATTTATGACTAAGAAAAAATCTGGTTTTAAAAATGCTCGCAGTAAGGCAATATCTGATGAAGAACTGTTATTTAAGATAATGCGTGAAAATGACGCTAAAAATAACGGTGAAAGTTCTGAAAAAGATGAAGGTGGTGAATCTTTTAGAACGACTGACAGTTTTGTTAATTATGAACAGAACATGGGCATTGGAGCTGACAATCCGCTAACAACGGCAACATACGGTTTCAATCCAATAACACGACAAAGAACGGTACTTGAATGGATGTATCGTGGAAGTTGGTTGGCTGGTAAGCTAATTGACACGATTGCCGAGGACATGACGCGAACTGGCGCAGAATTTCTTGGTGAAATTGAACCTAAAGATGCGGCAAGAGCGACTAAGTGGTTAACCAAAAACAGGGTTTGGCATCAAATATCAGATGCAATTAAGTGGGGTAGACTATATGGTGGTGGTCTATTAGTCATTCTTATAGCAGACCAAAAAATGTCAGACCCGTTAAATTTTGACGTTCCTATTAATCCTGGTGAATTCAAAGGTGTTATAGCTCTTGACAGGTGGATGGTTGAGCCAGATGTAATGAATTTAGTCACTGAACTTGGACCAGATTTGGGCAAACCAAAGTGGTATCGGTTGAATTCAATGGCACCAATAATGGTAGGTCAAAAAATCCATCACACGCGAGTGATAAGATTCCTTGGTGTGCAATTACCTTATTGGCAAGCTGTTATGGAAAATTTATGGGGTGAATCTGTATTGGAAAGAGTTTATGACAGATTAACAGCCTTTGACTCAGCAACAACTGGCGCAGCTCAATTAGTCTACAAGTCTTATCTCAGAAACTATAAAATTAAAGGATTCAGAGAAATCCAAACTGGTTCATCAACTGCAATGGCAGGTTTGATAAATCAAATTAACATGATGAGAAGGTTTCAAAATTCTGAAGGCATGACCTTGATGGATTTGGAAGATGAATTAGTCACTGATACTCATGGCGCGTTCGGTGGCTTATCTGATATTTTGATACGTTTTATGGAACAGGTTAGTGGTTCTGAGCAAATTCCATTAGTAAGATTATTTGGACAATCACCAGCTGGCTTTAGTACAGGTGACACTGACCTTAGAAACTACTATGACAGTATTGATTTAAGACGTGAAAATGAACTAAGAACAGATGTTTCAAACATATATAAACTGACTTTATACAATTTAGGAATTGAAATACCAGATGATTTTGATATAGCTTTTGGTTCTTTATGGCAGCTTACTGACGTTGAAAAAGCCGATTTATCAAATAAAGTTGTCGATTCAGTATCAAAAGCTGTTGAATCAGGATTGATAACTCCATATACTGCTATGAAAGAATTGAAACAAAGTAGCAAGAAAAGTGGTATATTTACCAATATTACTGATGAAGATTTGGAAAAAGCAAGATTGCAGCCACCACCAATGCTTGAACTCGGAGAATACCCAAATGAAAGAATGGATAATTATCAAGGTTTGCCAGCTTACAATAGCAATGGTTTTGTTGGCAATGAGCCAATTGATAATAGAAAATTGTCAGGTAAAGAAAGAAATGGAGCTGGAGAAGGGAAATCAATCCAAAGTAGCCAATTAAAATCTGAAAAAGTAAAACCATTAAATAAAGTTGGAGATTCTGCTATGCCTGTTGCTGCTGGTATTTTGTTGACAAGTAAAGATTGGCTACTTCTTTGCAAAAGAGCTGATAATGGTCTTTGGGCTTTTCCTGGTGGCAAAATAGAGAAAGGCGAAATAGCTATTCAAGCAGCTGAAAGAGAATTTGAAGAAGAAACTGGATTAAAAATGGAATTGGACAATTCAGAGGTTCAATGCACAATAAATGGATTTGTCGGGTTTATTTGTGAATTACCACCAAAATTTTTACCAAGTTTATTTCCAGATATACAATTAAATGAAGAAAACATTGAATACAATTGGTTTGCATGGAATTATATACGCTCTGGAACTGAAACATTACAGATTCTACCTGATTGTTTGGAAATATTAAAAGATGTTTCTGAAAACATATATGGTGTTAAATTTTAATGGCTATTCAATATAATAGACAAAAGAGAGCTGCTAAAAGACGTTTTGAAATTGCTAGTTCTCTTGAAATGGAATATACACATCAACTAAGGACGTTGACAAGACACATTGACCATCTAATAAAGCTGCTCATAAATGTAGAAATGAGCGAACAAGAAATAAAAAGTTCATCAGAAAGAATAGAGTGGTTATTAAATGATTATGCCAAAGCAATAAACCCATGGGCAAATGCAACTGCTGAAAAAATAATCCAAAGAGTTCACAAAGTTAATGAAACAGAGTGGATTCAACTTGGAAGATTAATGGGTAGAGAGTTAAGAAAAGAACTTAATGAAGCTCCAACAGGCAATGTAACAAGAATATTTTTAAGTGAACAAGTTAGATTAATAACAAGTTTACCATTAGAAGCTGCAAAAAGAGTGCATGAATTGACTCTTGAAGCAATAACTGAAGGAGCTAGAGCAGATGAAATTGCTGGTAGAATACTAGAAACTGGAAGGATAACCGAAAAAAGAGCGGTATTAATTGCCAGAACTGAAATTGCCAGAACTGCAAGTGCATTGACTATTGCTAGGTCTGAAAGCATTGGCTGCACTCATTATTATTGGAGAACATCCAGAGATAGCAATGTGAGAGATTCTCACAAAAAAATGGATGGAAAAATAATAGCATTTAATGACCCTCCAAAAGTAGATGAAAAAGTTGAACCTTATCACGCGGGGTGCATTTGGAATTGTCGTTGTTACATAGAGCCTATTTTGGACGACTTACAATGAAAGAAATTATCAAAACAATTTTAGAAATTGCATTGTTTATTGTATTATCTTATACGTTAAATTACATAGACAATGGTTTTAAACATTCAAATAATATATCAGTATTTTCAAAGGTGGAAAAATGATAAGAAAAGTGAACGAAAAAATATTTGCTGCCCTATTTGGAATGGCTTTAATGTTTTTATTGGCAATTTGTGTTGCCACAATACCAAAAAATGCTTTAGCGGTTAATGCTATCGGCTTATCTATTGACCCTAATTATGCAAACAAAACATATTCTGTTCAAATTGCTGATTTATCAGTTACATCTGGTCAAACTGATTTCTTAACAATAACAGCACCAACGGATAAGTTGGTCAGAATAAACAGAATTCAAATAACTGCTGATGCCTCAGCAACTGGAGCAGTCGATTTTTATGTTTACAAACAGACTGGCGCTGATGCTACAACAAGTTATGCAACACAACAAATTCCAGTTCAACATGATAACTTTTATCCAAACCCAATTTTACATTCAAGTTCAGGCTTTGTAATAGGTCAAAGTTATCAAATTAAATCAACGTCAACTGGCTGCACCAATATGGGTGCTGCTTCTAACACGATTGGATTAAACTTTATTGCCAGCGCAGTTTCTCCAAGTTCAGGAACTTGTATAGCGAATGAATCTGCACATTCATTAGTTTACAGCTTCTCTAATAGTCCAGTTTCATTAGGAAACAATAGACTATTATTGCGTGGTGACCATTATATAGTTCCAAACTCAGGAACGGCTGGCTATCCAGCTCCAGTTTGGATTGAAGATTTTGGAGTTAGAAATGACCAGATGATAGTTTTACATTCTGGTGAATCACTTGCTATCGGTTTGGCAGGTAGTTGGACTGGAACGCCAGCAGGTGTTTCACTTTATGCGTTAATATCTTGGACAGAGGAATAATATGAACATTAATGTAAATCAACCATCGACCATTCGTGGAATAATCTGGTTAGTAACAGGATTAGCCGCGCTGGTGTGCTATTTTATCGGAAAAGACCCAGTTCCAGTCATTGGCATTGGCTCTGCTGTTGCTGGTGGAATGGGCATTGTACATGACGACAACAAACCAACTTTAGGCTCTTAAATGAAAAAAACTTTTTATACCAGTTTTATTTTATTTTCAGCAGTTTCAATGTCAGCAATGGTCGGATGTACTTTGACTCCAGCAAAAGGAACTCCAACAATTATTGCAGACATTGAAAAATTTAATGCAACTGTTCAAACAGATTTGCAAAAAATCAACCCAATTCTTTTAACTGTAATTGAACCAACAATTGAAAAGACAGTTGATTTAGGCTTGGCAATGTCCGGTAATGGTGAATTAATACCATTAAATGATGCTGGAGCATCTGCAATAATTGCTTTGCAGCAATCTATTGTGGCAAATTCTGGAATCACACAAGACGTTGCAAATACAATAACCAATGCAGCTTCATTAGGTCTAAAGCTAACCAACAATAGCAAACTAATACCATATACAGCACCAGCCACAGCTGCCATAGCAAATTTAGTAAATGCTTCTAACACAGTTTCGCAAATTAACAAATAAAAATAAGCGTAATTAAAAAATTGCGCTTATAATTAACCAAGCTTATTAAAATCATGGGATTAGCAATGAAAAGACATACTAATATTTTGTTTGGAGCTGTTCTGACGTTATTTTGTCAGATTGTACTAGCTATCGGTAATCCGGTAATAGTTCCATTCTCAAATCCAACATTTATACCATCAAATACATCAGCAACGGCTTCTTTGTCAACAACTGGCGTTTTTGGTCCATATCAAGTTTATGGAAACGATGCAAATGCCAGAATTAACGTATCTGGTGTTTTTCAAGGTCTAGTCGCAACTGTTTACGTTACATCTGACAGTGGTCAGGCAACTCAATCAACCCAATTATCAAATTACAATTGGGTTCAAGCACCAGTAACAACTAACCAAGGTCAATTTGCGAATACAATTACCACACCTGGTATGTATTCCGTGAACGTGTCCGGTGCAAGCGCATTTTATGTCAATGTAACGTCATTATCTACTGGAACAGTAAATGCTAGTGTCAGTGAAGGCTTGGATGATTATTTCGATGCCACATTTATGGGTACTCGACAAACCTATCACGCTGATTTTGGTGGTTTGGCATTAACTTCTACAACTGATTATTTTGGCATTTGCGGTTCTGCTACAAGAACAGTATCAATTTCACATATTGAATTTAATGCTACAAACAGTTCAGCATCGGCTTCAAAATATGTAAGAATGGTATTAAGAAGCACTGTTGATACGGGTGGTACACCATCAAATGTTGTTGGCATTGCATCTGATTTAAATGATACAAATCAGTTTACTTTATCAACATCATCACCACTCATTACTGGTAATACTTATACCATAATGACGCTTGGCACAACAACTTGGACAAGTTTAGGTGCCACTGCAACATCAATTGGTTCGTTAGTAAACGGTACGAACTATATCATAACAGCATTGGGAACAACAAATTTTAGTGCTATTGGTGCTGGTTCTTCTCCGGCAGTTGGTCAGACGTTTACTTACAATGGTGTGACTGTTACTGGCTCTGGCGGTACTGTTTTAACATCTAACTTTGTTTATAATGGTGCAACAATAACATCTGGCATTGTTAATACCGCTGGAACTTTTTATGGTTCTTTGCCTACCGCAACGGTAACGACTTATACTGGAACTGGACCAACTGTTGGAACTTCTGTCGGCAATATTCGCTCAGGTGTCTTAAATGCTCCTGTTGCTGCTGCTCTTGGTGTGCCACCATTGTCTTGGGACTTTGGTGCTCAAAGCAGAAACTTTGCAAAAGAAGTTACATTGCGTGGTGTTAACCAATGTCTATATATAACTGGTGGTGGATCTTTTGCTAACAGCACTGGTTATGGCGCAATCGAATGGACTGAATACTAATTTTTTATGGCAAATTCATATTTTAAGTCTGATTTCAACGGTTCAAAAAGAGAAAGAACTCACGAAGGCTTCTTATTATGTCGTGATGTTAGGGTCGCTAGAACGGGTGAAATGCTTTATGCTGCTGGAGAAGTACCTATTAAACCAGCAGCAAATGGTATTATTAGAATTTATCGTGATTCTGAAACTTTATTTGATAAAATAACTCTTGAATCTGGAGTTGGCAAAAGTGTAACGATAGCTCACCCAGAAAACGATGTTGACCCATCAAATTGGAAAGAAATTTCAATTGGCACTTCTTTAAATTGTCGTCAAGGCTTTGGTGTCGATTCCGAATATATGTTGATGGATTTAATAATCCAAGATGAGTATGGAATTGAACAAATTGAAAAAGACTTAGTTGAAATTAGCTTAGGATATGAAGCAAAATACATAGAAAATCCAAACAAAGTTGGTAGTGCTGTTCAAACAAATATGATTATAAACCATATTGCACTTGTTGAAAGAGGCAGATGTGGTAAATCTTGTTCAATACGTGATAAACAAACTGTTAAAACAAAAGAGGGTAGAAAAATGCCAAAACCACAAATGCCAAGAACTTTACGGCAGTTGTTCCGTGATGCTTTTAGAACGGGTGATGCTGAAGAATTTGAAGAAATTTTAGACGCTGCTGAAGAAGAATGGCAAGCAGCTAATAAATCTTCACCTGAGCCAATTAAAGATGAAGGCGCAGCTGAAACAGACCCAAATGCTGTTCATTTAAAAGACCCGCAAAAAGGTTCTGATATTCCTGGTGACAATCAACGTGCAAGATTTAATGATGATGCCATTCAACAACATATTGATCAAAATTCAGCTGAACATGCAGATTTTCGTAAACGATTAGAAGCTATTGAAAAACATCTTGGTGGTGGAAGTTCTCAAGAAGAAACCATTGATGGTGGTGAAGAACTTGAAAAGTTCTTAGAAGATGAAGCTCCTGATGACGTTGATTTGGAAGAAGTAAAGAAAACTAAGGACTCTCGCTATTTGGTAGATTCTTTAATTAACACTATGGCTATGGCTGAAATTATTGCCCCTGGTATTTCAATGCCAACTGCTGATGCTTCTGCTGCTGCAATAAAAACAGCTAAATCAATCTGCAATTTGCGTAAAAAAGCGTTGAAAATTGCAAGTACAAATGACAGTGCTGGTTTAGTTTTTGAACTGAATAGCGGTAAAGAATTAAATCTTGATAGAATGTCATGTTCCGCTGCAAGACAATTATTCACAGCTGTTGCTTTGTCAAAACGCAATGAAAACCGTTCAAGTGTTCGTGTAAAAGACCACTTAACAGTTCCAAGTAATGAGATTCAGCGTCAACCATCAATTAGAGAGTTGAATGAATTTAACCGTCAAAGATGGAGTAAAAAATAATGTCAAATAACATTCAATTCCGTATGAATCAAGGATGGGCGGGTGATATAACCAGAACTCATCCAGCACCAGTCATGCCTAAACAGGCTGACCCTACTAATCCACCAACTCTACCAGGTCAAGGTGTAATTTACAGTTCAGTTGGTAAAGTTAGGCAGATTATTACTGCTGATGGCACCACTGCTATTGCTTCTGGAACTTTTCCTTATAATGGCATTTCCGGTGCTGTTTCTCTTGATGGTATTACTGTTCGTGAATTCCCGATTCAACAACAAACAACATCACAAAACTTTGGTGCAATAGCAATCGGCAATCAATCATTGCCAACTGCTTTCCCATTAGGCATTATTACAAGTGGTAGCATTATTGTTACTTTACCTGCCGGTGCTAATCCTATTCCTGGCGGTGCTGTTTACATTTGGAATAATGCAACTGGCTCAGGGCATGTTCAAGGCAGTTTTGAATCTGCTTATTCTCTTAGCAACACTATTTTGGTGGCAAATGCTAAGTGGCTGTCTGGCGTAGACGCAAACGGCAATGCTGAATTAGCATTTAATCTTTAATAGGTGATACATGAAACCAAGTCAATTTCACAATTTTAATTCAATAATCAAACAAAGAACGTTGGATGGTGTAACTGCTGCATCTATGAATATTTTAGATGCAGTTAATTTAAGTTCTTACAATGGTGGCATCCACCCTGGTAAAGTCTTTGATCAAAGCTATCGCGTACAAAGTTACAAAACACGTGACGGAGCTATTAATCAAGATGCAGTAGGCTATCGTACTGTTGACAGTACCGGCGCATTTTTAGTTGGCGAGTTGGAAAGACTCGACCTTAAAATGCACATGCCTTTGGTCGATTTGTCTTGGAGTCGAGACATTGACTTACGTGAAGATGTAACTTTAGGTGATGATGTATCATCATTTTCTCTAAGTTCATTTAGTTCAAATAGTGGTTTAGGTTCAGCAGCAATCAACGCTGCATCTGGCTTACAATGGATTGACAAAAGAGCAAGTCAAGTTCCATCTGTATCAGTAGACATTGCAAAAGTGACATACCCATTAACCGCATGGGGTATGGAAGTTCACTATACAATTCTTGAATTGGAATCGGCTGCTCGTTTAGGTCGCCCTATTGACACGCAAAAATTTGAAGGTTTGAAACTTCAACATCAAATGTCGATTGACCAAATGGTTTATGTTGGTGACAGTAGCATTAACGCTTACGGGTTACTTAACAATCCATTAGTTTCCACTTCTGGTGGTATTCAAACTTCAGTTGGTCTAGGTTACTCAGGCTTTACACAATGGGCTAAAAAATCACCACAAGAAATCTTGCTAGATTTTAGTACAGCTCTTTCTACTGTTTGGGCAAATACAGCTTGGGCAGTTGTGCCTGAAAACATTTTGATACCACCTGTTCAATATGCTTACTTAGCATTTACAATAGTTTCACAAGCTGGTAACCAATCACTTTTGGATTACATCTTGGAAAACAATTTAATTGCTAAACGTACTGGTAAAAAATTAAGTATCGAACCATGCAAATGGTTACAAGGTGCTGGTGGTTTTTCTGGTCTGTCTACTGCTCTTGGTAATGGTGGTTTTGACCGTATGGTTGTTTATACTAAACGTCAAGACTTAGTTCGTTATCCAATGACACTGTTACAAAGAACTCCAGTGCAATTTGATAGTATTTGGCATAAATCTACTTACTTCTGCAAATTAGGTCAAGTTGAACCAATCTATCCAGAAAGCATTGGTTATTTTGACGGAATTTAAGGATTCTAATCATGGCTAAAGTTAAAAGACAAAATCCTGCAACGCAACAAGATGAAATTGTTGAAATATCACCAGAGCAAATTCAACCTGGTGACGTTTTAGTTGATTCAGTTGACCCAGCAAAACCATGGGATGTTCCAGAAGTTGAAAAAACTGTTGATCAACCTGACCAAAAACCTGATGAAGTAAAAACTCAACAGGCTGAAGAAAATCAAGAAACTGTTAAACAAGCCGTTGAGCAAATTGTTGAACAAGCTGTTGAAATGATTGTGATTTATTCAAAAAATAAATTCTTTGTTGATAAGAAAGAAGGCGGTCATCAAGTCATTGAAATTGGCGAATCAACAGTTCCAAGTTGGGTTGCAAAACATTGGTATGCCATTTCTCAAGGCATAAAAGTAATTGGCAAAGTTGAAGAAAACTCTATTAAATCAGCTTTAACTTTTGACAAAATTTCTTTAGTCGAAACTGGAATTAAAAATTTAGTTCCAGTTGTTAAATCACTTGAAAACATAGTTGATTTAAGCAGTGAACAAGAAGAATTTTTGGATGATTTGATTCATTTTGTCGAAAGCAGCTTAGAAAATTTGGATAAGTTTAAGCAATCAATCGGTGAATAATCATGCCATTAGAACAGTCTGCAAGCAACAATGCTTTTGGTAACAATGTAAAGAAAGAAATTGAAGCTGGTAAACCGCAAAAACAGGCTGTTGCCATCGCGTACTCAGTTAAAAAACAAAATGATAGCGTTACTGAGTACGCGATGTCTAGTGACTCTAAATTGCCAAGTTCAATTTCTGCTAGTCAAATTTTAAGGGAAAATGACAAGCGTAAAAGAGGCTTATAATGAGTATATTGACATCTCAACAATTCCGTGCTGATTTTTCTGAATTTAGCAGCACGACTATTTATCCAAATGCTATGGTTAATTTTTATATTAATCTGTCTGCTGGTATGTTGAATGTCAATAGATTTTTAGACCAATACATATATGCACAAGAGCTTTTTACAGCTCACTGCATCACAATAGAAGCAAAATCACTAAAAGAAGCTTCAGCAAACGGAATACCAGGAACAATGTCAGCAGGTATTCCAAGTAGCAAAACTGTTGATAAAGTAGCAATAACTTATGACATTGCTACAATAATGGATCCCAATGCAGGTCATTGGAATATGTCCACATACGGAATTAGATTGTGGCAGATGATGAGAATATTTGGAGCTGGACCAATTTATGTCGGTGCAGGTGTAGCCCCAGTTCTTAGTGGACCAGCTTATGTTGGACCAGATTGTTCACCTTCACAAATAGGCTTTGGCAACTAATGACTATCATAAGCTCAATAAGATTGACTACTAACAGAGTACAGCAAGCTGAACAAGCTTTTGCTCAGTTGTCAAGTCTTGAACTTTATGTCGGTGTGCCATCAGACAAAAATGAAAGGCACAAAGATACTGAACAAAGCAGGGTTTCAATATCAGGTGGAAAAGTAACGGGTGGCGTAGAAGTAGAAATAAATAATGCTACCATTGCTTATATAAACGATAATGGCAGTCCTGCTATGAATATACCACAACGTAGTTTTATGCGACCAGGCATGTCAGATTGCAAAGAAAAGATTGCAAACAGGATGAAAAATGGAGCTATAAAAGCTTTACGCGGTGATTTAAACGCTTCTTATGCTACTTTTACATATTGTGGCATGGCAGCACAAAACGCTATTAGAAAGCGTATAACTGATGGTATTCCACCACCATTAGCCGATAGAACTTTAAGAGAAAGAGTTAAGGCAAATCGTGGTAAAAAAGGTGCATTAATTGAAATTAATAGCAGAGCAGCAGGAAATGAGCCATCAGTAGAATTTTCAAAGCCGCTTATTGTAACTGGTCAATTAAGAAATTCTATCACTTATGTCATTAAAAATAAAGTTTCTGGAACTGAAACAGAGGGATAAATGCCATATTTAGACGTTGATGAAGTTCTTTGTGACCCATCAATATGTGATTTTTTCTCAGTTGTAAGAACTGCTCAAACTACAGATACAAATGGTTTAGTTTTAGAAACTAAAACGACTATAAACAATGTTGTTGGAGTTGTTACCACTGCAAATCCTAATGATTTATATCGTGAAGAGGATTTTGAAAATTTTAGTCGCTCGTTAAATATAATTACACAGTACAGACTACAAGGACAGCGACAAGGTTTTGAACCTGATATTGTAATTTGGCATGGTAATCAATTTGTTGTTGCTACTTTTGACCCATACCCACAATTTGGCAATGGTTTTTATGAAGCAATCTGCACAAGCATAGACCAAGAGGACAATGCTTTAGACCTTGTTATAAATGGCCAATTGAGTTTTAATTCAAAAACAAATAGTTCGAGGATAATATGCTTATATCGGTGACAGATGCTAATGGAGTTAGTCAAACAGTTGTTACTCAGACTCAAGAATCAATATCTGTTTTAGATGGCTCAATAACAACTGGAAATGTAAGTCAAACGATAACAGTTGGTGTGCCTTTGCGTTCAGGTTGGCTTTTCCAAAACACTTCATCTTCAACACTGTATGTTGAAGATGTTAATTCAGCAGCAGCAATAGGCAAAGGCTATCAAGTGGCGGCAGGACAAATGATTTCCACTTATTTAGGATTGCCAAACTCAGCAAATGCGATACAAGTCATAGGCGCGACTGCTGGACAAAATTTTACTTTTAGACAGTGGTAATTTAAATGACAGCTAATTCTAGCGCGACTGGTGGAGCTTTATTGCCAACTGTTGTTGCTGGCTCTTTTGGCACTGCATTTAACAAATTAATGCATGACTGGCTTTTAGGATTAACCGGATTAACCGGAAACTATATAATGCCAAGGTGGCAATTAATACCACCAAATATTCCAAATTCTGAAACAACTGATTGGATGACTTTTGGAATAACAAGGAAAAAAAGACTTGGAACTGATTATAGAGTTCACTTTTCAAATTCTTCATTCCCTTTAGGCGGCAATCAAAGCACTCGATGGGAAAAATTTTGGTTGTTGTGTTCAATGTATGGACCAAATCAAGATTTAACAGAAACAAAAATTTCACAAGGAATTTTTGAACCGCAAAATAGTGAATCGTTATTGGCAAATTATATAAGACCAATATCTACAAATGAAACAGTTATAGTCCCAGAACTTATAAAAAGTGTTTGGATAACACATTGGGATTTGGAAATAGAATTTATTAGAGCAGTTGTTTTGGATTGCAATATCAATGATTTGACATCTGCAACTGGTCAACTTAAAACAGATACTGGATTGACAGAAACAATAACTAATTGAGGCTAAAATGGCAATATCAAGCTTAGGTCTAGCAATAGCTGGATTAATCAACATAACAACAAACCTAGCACCAACAGCAGCAATCAATCAAAATTTAAACTCAATGCTGCTTGTAGGTTCAACTCAACAATTAGTTGGCTCTGTCAATGTTGACATTATTGATTCTGTTGAAAGATACAGGACATATTCCGGTTCAACAGCAGTTTCAACTGACTTTGGCACAACATCACCTGAATATTTAGCCGCATCTGTGTGGTTTAATCAATTTCCAAATAGCAATTTATTAATTGGTAAATGGGCTAAAACTGCTTGCGCTGGTGCTTTACGTGGTGGACTTTTAACAACAACACAACAAGCTATTGCAACATGGAACGCTTTAACCACAGCAGCGTTTAACGTAACAATAGATAATATACCACTTGCAATAAGCTTAACTGGCTCACCATTTTCAGCAGCTACATCAATGTCAGGTGTAGCATCTGTACTACAAACAGCAATACAAACAGCAGCAACGGCAGCAGGTTATTCAAGTTCAGCTAATATCGTTTGTATATGGAACTCTAATTACAGTCGATTTGAAATTTACTCTGGCACTACTGGAGCAAGCGCAGCAACTTATTTGACAACTACATCAGTTGCAGGTTCATCAACTGCTTTCTTAGCATCACCAGTTGCAACAGGATTTTATAATTTTACAACAAATCCAACAGCAGGCTCAGCAAGCATAACAATAAATGGTGATGCTTGGAGTTTTGTAAGCTCTTTGACTACTGGTAGACAAATTCTTGTCGGTGCTAGTGCTACCGCTACCTTAATAAATGCACTTAATGCTTTAAATGCTTATGCAGCAGCGAATCCAGCAAGCAATACAGCATTAATGAGTTACTCTATTAACGGTAACTATCTGTATTTAAAAGCAAAAGTTGCTGGAACTGCTGGTAACGCTTACACAATAACTGCTACTGGTACAGGTGCACCTACTGCTTCCGGTGCAACAATGGCTGGTGGTGTAGCTTCAACTTCAGATATTTCATCAACATTAGGTGGAATATCAACATCTGGTGGATATTTAGTTCCTGGTCAATCAGCTGAAACAGCATTGGCAGCAGCAACTTTATTTGACAATCAATATGGCCAAAAATGGTATGGATTAAATATTCTTGGTGTCGCTTATTCTGATATTACTTCTGTTGCATCGTTTATTGAAGGAACTACTAACAAGCATACTTATTGGTACACTGCTAATCCAAATAACAATGCTTTAGACTCTGGCGCGATAAGTTCTGTTGTAACAACTGATATTAACTCAACTTTGTCATCTTTAAATTTGACAAAAACTTTTGTTCAATATTCAAGTCAAAATCAATATGCTGTAATGTCAGCAGCAGCAAAATATTTTCAGGTAAACTACACAGGCAATAACACTGTTATTGATTTAATGTATAAACAAGAGCCTGGTATTACTGCTGAACAGGTCAATCAAACACAGGCTGCAACGCTACAAGCGAAAAACTACAACATTTTCGTGCAGTACAACAACAATACAGCTATAATGCAATGGGGACGAAATGTATCTGGCACTCCTATGGATACTATTATCGGCTTAGATAATTTGGTTATTAGCTTGCAAACTGCTTGGTATAATCAACTTTATTTATCACCAACAAAATTGCCTCAAACAGATGGTGGTGTTCAAGTTTTAACGACTTTGGCTGAACAGGTATTATATGGCTTTGTAGCTGATGGATTTTTAGCCCCTGGTATTTGGAGTCAGGTTGGTTTCGGCTCTTTAAATCAAGGTGATTATCTTAATAAAGGTTTTTACGTCTATGCCAATCCAATAGCAAGTCAATCAGCAGCAGCAAGGTCATTAAGACAGTCACCATTAATTCAAATAGCTGTAAAACTTGCTGGTGCTATCGAAGTAGTAATTTCAGTAATCAACGTAAACCAATAAGGTATAAATTATGGGCGTTTATTCTTTTATAGACAACAATGCCACTTGGAGTGGACCAGGTGGCACAATATCTTTAGGTAACGGCTCTGGAGCTGCTGAAGAAGGTATGACTATTGAATATGATGATGACATTGGTCACATGGATATTGGCGCTGATGGCGTTGTACAACATAGCTTACACGCTAATAAAAGTGGTACAATAACAATAAGGGTTTTAAAAACATCTCCAATAAATCAGAAAATTTCAACAAAAATTGCTTTTCAAAGAGCAAGCGCACAAAACTATGGCCAAGATGTTTTTAGCATTCAAAACTCAGTAACAGGTGACGTTATAACTTGTCAAAGAGTTGCGCCAAAACATTTTTCACCATTGACTTATGCAAAAGATGCTGGCATG